CACCGTACCGCGTCCATTCTTTGAGAATCGTCCAATCAACAAGGTGTGGGTCGATCCAAAGACAGATGTAGGGGATATCCGCCGCGCCGACTTCGCCATCGATGTCCGGTACATGGACTTCTACAAGCTGAACGATATTCGCGAAGCATTGTCTGAATTGCCTAAGGATCACGCAGACCGCAAGGGCTGGGTTATTCCTGAGACCGAGCAAGCCTTGATGGAATGGTGGCTGACACCTTCGCCGGGCGAGAACGTCGCTCCGGTTCTGGCAAGTGACAACTCGACGTACATGGACGGCGCTGTCCATCACTCGGAGAAACAGAGCATTCAAGTATCACCTGATCTCCTCTTCAAGAAGATGGAAGTTCTGGAGTACTGGGACCGCAACCGAAAGATCATGGTAATCGACCGCAAGAAGGTGATCTATAGCGGCAAGAATCCTTACGGCGTTATCCCGTTCCTAAGTGCGAACTGGTGGAACCGTGAAAAAGCATTTTATGGCATGGGCCTAGGATTGATCGTTGGACAGAACCAAAGAGTCGATCAAGGCACAATCAACGCCATACTGAAAATTTTGTCATTTGGTGTGAACCCTATCTACTTACGCAAGCGCGATACAAACGTGCCCACGCAGATGATTCGCACAGGTCTAGGTAAAATCTACACCGTCGATTCAGAAGTAGATAAGGCGTTCCGTCTGATGGAGACTCCAAAGGTTCCCGCAGACATCTGGAGCGCACTGGCAGAATCAGAAAAAGCAACAGAGAGCACGTCCGGCGCAGATCAAGCGCTTGTTCAAGGCTCTTCTTCTGGACCGCGATCATCAATGGGCCGCACTGCTACTGGCGCAAGTACATTGGCCGGAGCCAGCGCGACACGTCTTGATGGACCGTTGGACAACTTTATTGAACAAGTATTCGAGCCGTTCTTGTACATTCTCGATGATCTTGCCCTTATGCACTTGTCGGATGCTGAAATCGTAAACATCCTTGGCGAAGAGATGGGTCAAGAATACGAAGTGGATTTGGATGCGTTCCATTCTGGTGCAGTAGAGTTCGAGGTTCTAGCAGGAGCCGCACTCGCAGCAAAGCGTACGATGGCGCAGTCAATGACGCTCATCACGCAAATCTTTGAGAATCCCACGATTCAACAGAGTCTAGCGGACATCAACGAAGAGTACATCGACTTCAAAGAAATCCTCAGTATGTGGATGGAGTCGAGCGAGTGGAAGAACAAGAACGCCATCATCAAACCGATGACGGATAAGATGAAGCAAAAGAGACAGCAAGAGTCGCAAGCGGCTCAGGCTCAATCTAAGGCTAACGTCACCGCTCAGAGCAATCAGCAAAAGTTCCAGCAGAAGCAGCAGCTTGAAGACCAGCAGACACAGAATCGTATCAAGCGCGATCTCGTAGTCAATGCGTTCCGTCAGAATGCATCGAGCGAAGCCGCAGAGGGTACGCCTAGTCCTAATGGTATAGCTGGACAACAACCAAACGTGTAGTAAAAATTTGAGGTTAGGTTCGGGTGCAGTCCCGTATAAAGACCCGGTTTCCACCGGGCACCTGTTTCTTATTCGCCGGGGAGGGTGAATGGCAATCGAATTTACAGCAGAGCTTGATCTAGGACACCACGAACGAGCAGCGCTTGCCGACACGTGCGGTACGCCGGGATTCAAGACTGTGCAGAAGATTTTTGAAGCAGAGGTAAATAAGTTCTTCATCGCACTCATCAACATCCAGACGGGCGGCGAAGAAGTTATCGAAGGGCAGCGTGTGGCTAAGATAGCCGCGCAGTTGTGGGAAGGCGCATCTCGTCGTATCAACGCAGAAGTCAGACAGTACACGGCTGAGATCGCATCACTAAAAACTGAGGAACCGGTCGATCCCATAGAAGGAATGATTGACCTAGGACCACGGGCATCAACACAAAATTCTCTTGAGGAGGGGAATGAACTTGAGTACTGAAAATAACGAGATTTTAGAGACGGTAGTCCTGAACGTACCTGAGACGAAAGTCTTCGAGTACCAGCCCACCGACGAAGAGGGCCGTCCGATTGGCGGCAAGCAAGTTCTGAAGTACACCGATCCCGCCGAGCTTCCTTACCTACTGGCTGAGCAGAATACGCTTCTGGTACGCAAGCTTCGTGAACAGACAAAGAAAAACCGCCTAGGCATCGTTGACAAAGACACTATCGACGAAGGTGCACAGAAGTTTCCTAAGCCTTTCGGATTCACACCAAAGCCGCTGACCAAGGAAGAGCGGGCACAGTTGTCCCGCGACATTCTCGACGAAGATACGTTTGATAGCGCGATTGCAAAGATCGTAGAGTCCACGAGCGGTATCACCGAAGTTCGCGATGAGCTTACTGACCTAACGCAGCAAGTGAACACGCTGAACGCGCTTCAGCAGGTTGCGATCTTTCAGTCGAACAACCCTGAGTACATCATCTGTGATGAGAACGCTCAGACGCTGGTAGGCTGGCTTCTGCGCTACGATCTAGCGCCGACCGCACAGAACTTCCAGACTGCGTACAACAAGCTCAAAGACGCTGGCGTATTAGTCACGTCCTTAGAGCGCGTGACAAACCCAGTGTATACGCCGCCCGCGCCGCCTGCACAGGTAGAAGACCTCACCACTTTAGTGGATGAGCTTCCGCCAGACGGCGTTCGCGAAGAGATTCCGCCCGTAGAAGAGCATCCCGCTCTCGCCGAGCCGCGCTCTCGCGTACCACTGAGCTTGAACCGTAATAGCTCATCTGGAGACATTGCGAACATCCCTACTCCTGTAGGCGATCAGCTTGTATATGAGATCAAAGACCCAGTTACACAAAAGGTCTTGAGAACTCTGACCGGTCAGAAGGCACTAGATGCGCTTCCGTCCGACGAGTACAAGCGCCGCATGAGACAGCCGGGCTTCATCGCTTTAGTCAACAAGATCGAAGCAGAGACCGCAAAGAGAAAGAGCGGCGGGAGGTAAGCTTTGAGTATCCGGCTTGCAACCACCGCAGACCTTACCACACTGCTTTCTACAATACGAGACCTTTACCCCGGAGAGATTTGGGATGATGCACAGTATTGGAAAGCCGTATCTAAGTTTCCGACATGGATTACTGAAGATAGTGGCAAGGTTACAGCCTCTTTAGTCTCAGAAGTGAGCAAAGGCACACCTTACATTTGGAGTGTCGCTACAGACCCGGCCTATAGAGGCAAGGGCTTGGCGACTGCTCTCATCAAAGAATTTGAGAAGTACTACATCGCGCAAGACTACGGAAGAGCGTGGTTGCATACGCGTGTAGATAACCCGGCTCAGAAGTTGTACTTCGATCTAGGTTATCGCGTTGCTTCTCTTGAACCAAATCTTTACGCGCCACATATACATGGTCTCATCATGCGTAAGCGGCTCGTTTGAAACATTGAACGACAAGTAGTCGGATTACTACGAACCGTTCCCTGAGTTATGTGCTGAGGATACTAAGATCGTCAAAGACCTTGACGGCGCAATATCAAAACCAGTCGGATTACTGGTCCAGAGATTGTCATCACATTGAAGGCTTTATTCCATGTCTTACTACTTCTGGGAGGAGGTTGTTAGATAGGGTATGGATATCCTAAAAAGGAAAATCCATAATGAGTTACAATCCCGCTGGAAATCTTCAGGGAAATCTTCCTCAGTCCACCGTGAAATTCTATGACAAGAAATTTCGCGAAAACCTCAAAGCGCAGACCCCGTTCGTAGCTTGCTCCGAGCGTCTTGATCTGCCTACCAAGAGCGGTAACCAGTACGAGATGTTCATGTACGTGCCTCTGGCAGCTAACACTGCGCAGACCAACGAAGGCACGGTTGGCGGCTCGATCACGGTTCAAGTGCTCAACACCACAGCCACTATCGGTGAGTACGCTGACTATGCGAACTTCTCCAGTCTCTCGCTTGCAACCGCAATCGACAGCACTGTTGAGAACGTCGCTCGTGAGCTTGCGTACCGTCTTGGCGAGTCCCTGTCTGGCCTTGTCCGTGCAACTGCTGACGGCGCATCCAGCATCGACTCCAGCGTCCTTGTGCAGCTTGGTGCAACCAGCACCACGAGCTTCACTTCGCTTTCGCTGAACCAGATTCGTAACGCTGTCCAGAGTCTTGCCGGTCGTTCGGTTCGTCCCTACGATGAAGCATCCAAGGCATTCTGCGGCGTGATCCACCCGTTTGCTCTCGGCGACGTTCTTTCGGATGTTAGCAATAACAGCCCGATTGACATCCTGAAGCACACCCCGGTGGGCTTGGCGAAGATGGAAGACCTCATCTCTGTGGACCTTACCGAGATGATTGAACTGCCGTCTTCGGGCGTGCACTTCTTCCAGAGCAATCAGGTCACGACCACCGCTAACTACAAGGGTGTTACTGGTCTGACGGCGCTTCGTACCTATATCTTCGGGCGTGATGGCATCTACAGCATCAAGCTTGGAGCACAGGGCGACACCGAGTACGGTGACGGTGAGTGGTCGAACATCAAGTGCAACGTCGTTCAGAATGCCGAACCGAGCGTTGCCGATCCTGAAGGGCTGATCCCAGGATGGACCTCGTACCGCGTCCACTTCACGACCTCCCTTGGTCCTGATACCACTGTCCGCATTCGGCAGATCGACGCGGCTTCTGCAATCAGCTAAGACATTTGCCGCCTCTCGTGCCTAAAACACAGAGGCGGCATTTTTCTTGCATTGTAGTAAATGTTCAGAAAGGGACATAAAAAAGAATGAGTTATCCAGCAGCAACATCCGGACTAGGCACTCCTGCAAAGATTCTTGTGCAGGGCACCCAGACTCCGCTCTCCACTGTACCGGGGAAAAATAAGGTCACCATCTCTCTGAGTGGCACTGGCGCTCCCACGAGCTTCCAGTTGAATCCTCAGGTCGTAGATGTGGCCGGTACTCCGGTTCCACTCGGCGCTAGTTTGACGCTGACCGCAGTGGCAGCATCCGTACCCGGAACTCTGACTCTTGCCTCCGTCGCTAACGCTTCGGGCACCGCAGCAGTCTATACGGGCACCATCACAGGCGGCGGGAGCAATGCTTTCGCAGGTCTTGAATTCACGGTCGTAGGGTTTGATCTTGGCCAGAACAACGGCACGTTCGTAGCCACTGCATCGAGCACTACCACTCTGACGCTCACCAATGCGGCAGCTACGGCTGATACTCACGCCGCAACTGCAACTGCGGCACAGGGCACAGCAGTGTATACGGGAACGATTACGGGCGGCGGCAGCAGTGCCTTCGCGGGTAAGACTTTCAACGTAGCAGGCTTCGCTGGCGCGAACAACAATGGCAGCTACATCGCCACTGCGAGTTCGACTACCACGTTGACGCTTGAGAACAACGCAGCAACAGCAGAGACCCACGCCGCAACCGCAGTGTCAGAGGAAGCAACTAACGTCCTTACATACTTCGCGGACGGGGCAGCATCTTTGACCAGCGGTACCTACGGTAAACTTCCGGCAGGTTCAGCAGCGAAGGTGGTTTCGGTTTCCAGCACCGGCCTTGTAACGTCTAACGGCGTGCTTGGGCGAAGCGTTGTAGAAGTTTCCTATCCAGTCTTCAACAACACAGTAGGCACAACGACTGTGGCTGGTAGCGCACTTCCTGCGGAGAAGATTTACGCAGACGTGGAAATTCGCGTAGTAGTGTAAGCAATACCAACCAGAATGGCGGAAGAGGAGCCGCCAAATATGGCATGTGATATTTGTAAGTATCAGGAGGACGTACGCAGTGTTACCCGACAGCAGAACCGGGCACTACGTATCGTAAACAGAAATTTGCGTCGGCGTGAAGAGGCTATCATTGCCCAACGTGACGCGTCGGTCGAAGCTCTATTAGAGTCTCCGAGCGAAGCAGAGGAAGCATTTGGGGAACTGTGGGGGAGCGCTTTGTTTGACTGTGGCCCACAGGACTATGACTACATGGTCGCGGAGATCAGGAAAGCATTCGCCTTTGTAGAAGCTCACAAGAGCGAGTAACCCAACAAGTTTTATAAGCGCGACCTGTTCGCATAAGTAGGGTGGATTACCCGAAACGTGCGGGCCAACAGGAAGCGTATTTTTGTGACCCACTCGACCGGCCAGTCAGTGTGGTTGCACTACTCACACCGTATAACGATCACTTGCAAGGTGTCGGTGCTGAGTAGACACATTTTTTAGTCTGAGGTCAGAGGAGGCCGATGGCAGCACCACAAGCAGTATCAGGAACATTTCAGAATCAAGATATCAATCCTTGGGATGCATACGCAGCCGAGATGATTGAGAAGCTTGATCCTAATCTCGAAGCAGCGGTCGCAGCGTACGCCGAGCACATGTACGAAGAAGACCAGACTAGCAGCGAGAATAAAGAAGAGCTTCACAGACAGCAAGAGATCAACCAAGAGATTGCAAAAGACTACCAGTGGCTCAAGCCTGAAGAGTACGCAGATACACAAGCTCGTATCGGCGTAATCATGAACCACGCTGAGTTCATCGGTCTTCTACGCAAAGCCGGTGTGATCTGCTATTACCGCGCTCACCCACAGCCCGATAAAGTCACGTTGCTGTACACCAAGAATCCCGGAGCAGAAGCTCTTGAGGTTGGGTGCTGGGCAACGTACGGGTACATGCCTGAACTATCCATGATGAATTTTGATTCGCATGGAGCGCCGACAAACGAGCGTCGTCGCGGATGGCGCACATGCCTTCTACAGTTGATTCTCAAGGGAGTCATCAGTGAGGAGAAGGCGAACAAGGTATTTGGTAAACCAGATGTAACTCCCCAGTACCACAGATACAACGCAACGCTGCAATCATTCCGCAACAACGGCAGCAGCCTTGACGTGAAGGACTAATCCCTAAGGAGGATAGGAATAAATGTCAGATCAGAATAAACTACAAGCACCAAATGCCGGAAACGCCCCTAAGCAGACCGTCCCAGAGATGGAAGCGGAGTTGGCAGCAATTACACTTGAGTCCAAGAAACTTGAACTCGAAGCAAAGAAATTTGAGTTAGAGACTCAGCAGCTTACACTGCGCACCAAGAAGGCCGAGCTTCAGGACATCGAAGAGCGTCTGGCAGAGCGCGAGTTGAAGCGCGAGAACAACCGCCAGAAGGCGCTCACAAATGGCCAGACGATCTCTCAGATCGAGAAGAACGAGAAGACCCACCAGAAGCGTTGCAATCATAAGAAGGGCGGCAACGGAGCGGCAGGCGTCATCGGCGGTAAGGGTGACTCTCCTGACTATTGCGTAATAAAGCACACGATGGCACATGGTGACACATGGGTTCGTTGCCAGCGTTGCGGCAAAACGTGGAAGCCGCCTATCAAGAAGGACTACACGAACGCAGACCTGTACGAAATTGCACTTCGTACGTACGAGACTGCGCTTGAGTTCCAGACCAAGAATGTTACGTCTTCGGGCGTGGCTTTCCGGTTCTCGGACAACGGTGAGTTTTACCGTGAACAGACCCGCGACGTAACGTTGCGCTAAGACCCCGATCCATAGATCGGCGCTTGTGAAATTCAACGCGCGTTCCGTTATAGCCGGACAGAATTTTCGGAGATCATAAATGCCTAATTCCACCATTACCCTAAAAGAAGTCGTCGATGATGCGTCCACACTAGGAGACGTTGCTCCGGCTCTTGCTACCGGTGGATTTGCATTCTCTCCAGCCATTTCTATTGCCAACGACGTGATGCAAGCCATCATCAACGGAGGCCCAGCCGCCCAGCCGTACAATTGGAAATGGAACCGTACCAATGTGAAGCCGTTCACAACTATCAGCTTTCAGCAAGACTACTTTGTCCCCGGTGTAATAAATATCGGCTGGCTTGAGAGTTGCTGGGCTTCCTACCTAAATCAAACGGCAATCCCCAAGCAGAAGCAGCAGATCGAAGTAAAGAAGGATTTGGAAGTAACGTACGACCAGAGCGGCTATCCCGGAAAGATTTGCTGGCTACCTAATTCCGTGCTTCAGTCTGGCACATGGGGCGCTGCACCTCTCGGACCTACGGTAAACAATCCATCCGGACAAACAGATGTTTCCGGGTCTAACCAAACCGGCCAACAGAATCCCGGCCCCGGCGTTATTTACACCAATCCTGTCGGCACGCTTCTGACGCCTATCAATGCGTCCACCGCGATCACCGATCCAAACGGCAATCTCTGGTGCTTGACCACGTACGGCACTTGTGGGAACACACAACCAACATGGCCAACTACACCGGTATATCCTACAGTAATCAATCCCACTGCGACTGCAACGACAGTAACGGATGGGACATCTGTATGGACCGCTATCAATCCTTCGGGTCAGGGATTCCGATTGAATCCTATCCCTCCGCAAACTGGAGTGGTCTGGCAGATTCAAGTAGTAGCGCAGAAGAGAGCACCTAGATTCAAATCACTCTCACAGACGCTTGAGCCACTGCCGGATGACTGGGAATGGGCATTCAAGCAAGGCTTCTTCACACAGTGCTTCCGCCGCAACCCTGATCCAAAGATTCGCGCCAAGTTCGTTCAAGAGAATGAGCTATGGTTACAGGCGCTCGACAAGGCAGTACGTCAAGCCGACCGCGAAGCAGACGACTACGGCTTCTATCCTTCCAGTTCCATCATGGATGCTAGTTCAGGAACCAACCCAACCAACCCAGCATATCCGTTCGGAGTTTGGAACGGTTCCTAAGGAGATTCAATGGCAGCATCGAGTTCAATCGCATTACTCAATACGATGGAGTGGGCAAAGAAGTTCAACTTCAATCGTGCCTCTGCTGTCGGCAACTTCGCGGAACCGGCTCTCACCAGCGCGAACACCATCCTACAGACCATCGTCGGCGCACCATTCGCGTGGCGATGGAATCGGACCATCATAGGGTTCATTACAGCAGCCGGTCAGCAGGACTACACAGTATTCAATTACCTCCCCAGCACAGCCGTCAAACTAGGATGGTTCACCATCGATGACGCGGGCAACTGTCAGAAGTGCACAACGGCTGGCACTACTGGCGCTTCAGCACCATCGTGGAATCACTCTGTGGCTGGCACCACTGCTGATAACTCTGTGACATGGACCAACCTAGGTACGGTAAGCGCGGAGGCCAAAGGATCATACACCTTTGCATGGATTGAGAAGTCATCGGTGCAAGACACCATTCAAGGTGCGCTAGCATGGAAAGAGATGACCAATCAGATTGTGCTAGGACTAGAGAGTGGCCAGTCGAGACCGAGCTTCATAGCGGCGCAGATCGACGACGGACTTGGTAACATCACCTTCCGTCTACTGGCAACTCCAGACCAAGCGTATCCGGTTGCAATTACCATTCAGCAAAAGCCGCCTCTGTTCACAAGTGTGAATCAGACGTGGGCACCTATCCCTGATGAGTATTCCCACATTTATAACTGGGGGTTCTTGTCGATGATGTGGCTGTTCTCAGATGATCCCCGTTGGCAGACAGCTAACTCAAAGTTCGTCACTGCACTTTTGTCATCGCATCAGGGATTGACAGAGACGCAGTTGAACATCTTCTTGCAGAATTGGCAGATGCTTTCAGGACAGCCGTCACAGATGGCCATCACGCAGCAGCAGGGCAATCAAGCTAGAGGTCAGTAATGGCAAGAGTAGCGTTTCCCATCACGACGTTTCAGGACGCAGAGGGTAACCCGCTCAGCTTTGGTTATGTCCTACTCAGCATAAGTACCGATGTGAATACACCGGACCCTGCACAGCTTTGTGAAGGAATGACATCTAAGATCACACTGGACACTAATGGCGTTGTGGTAGGCAGTCCTACTGTATGGCCCAATGCAAGTTTGAGTCCATCGAACGCGGTGTACCTGTACAGCACGTATCGTCAGAACGGACAAGAGGTAGCGTATAACATTCCGCTAACCGTGTAAGGAAAAAAAAAACATGGCAACTAAGAACCAAATCACCGGGGGCGGCTTTCAAGACGCTCTCGGAAATGTTCTTGCAGGCGGGTACCTAGTGTTTGAACTGAGCCAAGATGCTCAAGTCAACGGCACTACTCAAATTGCCGCAGGATATACGGTACGCATCAATCTTGATTCAAGCGGAAACGTCGCCACATCTCCGGCGCAGTCTATATGGCCCAACGATGTGCTGTCTCCAAATGGAACCTTCTACCTTGTGTCGGCGTACAGCGCCATAGGACAGCTTGTGTGGGGTCCGAACGCACAGCAGGTACTAAGCAGCCCATCTCCGTACAACATTGGCGTGTGGGTACCGTCAAGCGTGAATCTTGGGCTAGGTGGTGGTGGTGGAGCATCCATACTTCTCCAGACCAACGGCGCAGCTAACGGATCGCAGATCAAGCTAAATCTCGTATCCGGTGCGAACATACAGCTTACAGACAACGGCACAGGTAGCGTCACGATACGCACCACGCCTGCAACCTCTGTGGCGAACAATGTACCGTCATTCAGCAATACTACCGGTACTCTGCAAGATAGCGGCATTGACATATTGGACGTAGTTCTAAGAAGCACGAATAACCAGTTTGGCAACACGATACAGACATTCGGTCTCAGTGGATCAGGCGAAGTACAGATCAGCAACAACGGTATTACCGGCATTGCTCCGGGCTTAGCCACAACGTTCACCATATCAACCACAAGCGGTGCAGCTACATTTATAGGCGGTATATCCGCAACTGATATGAACATGAGTAATACGTTCAATCATAGCCCCGGATCACCCGCCAACATTCTGTATTGGGCATTGCCTCCTAGCGGAGCGAATGTAGTCTCTTTCGGCAGGCCATATCAAGGCGGAGGAGCCGATCCTACCAGTACAGGATTGTTCAATAACTCTGGTGGTATGCTTCTTGTCGATGACAACGCGCCGCTAACAAGCTTTTCCAGCGTAGGCATCACATGGAATGCAAAAGATGTGTTGATTGCACAAGCGGCCCCAACATCATCAGCTACAGCCAGCAATCTATCCACACCGGTAGTCATCGGTGGGACAACGTACTATGTGCGTCTAAGCTCCACCCCATAAGGAAGAACAATGTCAAACAACATTTTGGAACCAATCCCAAGTAATCTGAACGATTACCTGTTGAAGTACAACAAGGTCACACTCAGCAGCACAACGCCAGCAGCGCCGGGCGGCAGTTCAAACGTCACATTCCAGATGGATGGGTTCGGTAACATATCGGCCTACTCTTCAGGCGGGGCCAGCGCAGGTACTGTGACCAGTGTATCCACAACCGTAGCCAACGGCATCTCAGCTACAGTCACGAATCCGACTACTACACCTTCTATCGCACTGGCACTTGGAGACATCACTCCTAATAGCGTGACTGCTAATGGTGTGGTTGTGGCAAACCTTGGTAGCCTACTTTTCGGATATCAGAATACAGGAGTTTTGGCGTACGGCGGCGGCTCTAACAACGTAGTAAGTCTAAACGGTAGCCCAGATGGAAATTTCTTCCTTGGAATGCAGGGAGGAGGCCACTTACAGACGGGCGGTATTGAGAGTTTGCACTTCAATGTCACCAACCTAAGCGGAGCAATGGGTTCGTTTATATTCAGTGGCAACAACACCACCATATTCACCATCGACGGCGGAAGCGGATTAGTAACCGCAGGAAGTTTGGCCCTGACCGCCACAACCACAGCTACTTCAGCTACAGCCGGAGCAGCCACAGCGTTGCCCGCTACACCACTAGGCTACGTTGAAGTTACTCTCACATTGGCAGGCACACCAACCGTTGTGAAGCTTCCTTACTACTCAGTATAAATCAGGAGAAATAAATGGCGCACCAGAACTTCTTTGAATATCAGCCAACTAAAGACTTGAACCGTCTGCTGCGCGAATACGGGCAAACGTGCTTGAATAGCACAACGCCCGCTCCTCCTGATGGGAAAATCAATATCACTTGGCAGACAGATTCCACGGGTAACATCTCCGCATATGTACCCACTGGTGGTGGGTCAGGAATTACACTAAAGACCGACGGAAGTACCAACGGTTCTCAGAGCATTTTGAATCTTGTGGCAGGCGGTAACGTAGCTCTTTCCGATAACGGTTCTGGTAATGTAACTGTATCATCGTCAGGCGGTACTTCTATTGCCCTAAAGACTGACGGAGTTACTAACGGATCACAGAGTTTATTGAATTTGATATCCGGTACTAATGTCACTCTCATAGACAATGGTTCTGGCGGTGTAACAGTAAACGCATCTGGCAGCGGCGGTGGAGGAGGAGTAAACTTTGGCAACGCTGGCTTCCTAACCTTCTACCAGACAACCGGATCGATAGTCTCGCCTATGTCACTTCAGAGTGACGGCAGTAGTTTGTATGTGCCGGGACAGTTCTCTGCCGGTAACGTATATTCTGCAAACCTAAATCCTCTGAGTGGTGCAGGCGCTCTTACTCCTACACTCATCCAGAACGATGTGTGGGGAGCAGGATGGTCGTTGGGCAACTCCGGTGGATGGTCCACAACCTTGAATGAGAGTGTGGTCCTGAACTCCGCACAACGCGGTATCACTCAGAATCGCTCTGGTGTATTTTGGAAACATGCTGTTGGTGACACGGCTGGCATCTACTCGTACACACGAGCCGATGGCGGCGTAAGCGCGGCGTCTGATGAAGGCGTTACAGCGGCCACGTTACAGTCTCTTGAGAACGACGGTTATTTTCACGGTACTGTGGTATCGACAACTGGTATAGGCGACATCGCCCCAGTATTCACAACATCGGTAAATCCTAATTGGACCACTGATGGGGCGTTCATGCTCAACATCACGAAGGGTACGATTGCTGGCAACATGACCGGCAGTAGTGGACAAGTATCTCTAGACATAGGCTCCGGCGCTGCGGTAACATATCTCAACGCATTGCCGGTAACGGTTACAGCAGGAGGCAGCAGCTTACCTATCAGTACCGCGATTGGTATAGCAACGGCCAGCATTGCAAACCCTCAAGTGAATGCAGCTAATCCTGTGTCTACAACTGTAGTCGTGAACCTAGCAATGATCGGCGGCACATTCCAACTGTTTACGGCAGGAAGCGTAGTCACTGTAGCAGGTAATGAGCAACCCGAGCAGTCGGTGCTGATAAGCGCATCGGGTGTGACTGTGGTAGGTGCGAACCATCAGCAGACGTTGGTGATGAAACTTCGCAACCCCAACAATCAGGCGATCATATTCCAAGGTGGACTACAAGGGCAGTATCTCAGCTTCGACGCTAACCTAGCACTGTCTGGTATGCGTTCCAGCTACTTTGTGTTTGGCTCTCTTACAGGTACAGACCTTATCTACGGTCACAATGTAGCAGGGGGAATACAGGGCAACGTTCTTCCACAGTTGGGAGCAGAAGCAGCACAGACCACAGGCTCTCGATCTGGGTACCATCTGTATCCCGGAGCGGAGGTTGTAGCCAACACCGACTTCCATTTTGCTTGCATTCTGGAACAGAACGGCGTGCATTGGGCAGTCAATGATGCAGTAGAGAATCCACATTATCCTACGTACGGAGGGTCGGCTCTATTTGTAGTTAGGGACCAGACAACTCCTACGAATCCAAGCTTCGGTGGAGCAGGTATTTTTCTTCAAATGCTAGGGCCGGGTGTATGTGCAAGTCACGCAGTACGCATCGATAACAATTATATAGGTGGCAGCAATTACCTATCAGCCGGTGGTCCTTTACAAGCGCCCATAGGCATCGCTTTGGGCGGTGCTTACAGTACTAGTTTCCTTTTGCAACAAGCGCCTGATAGTGGACCAATCATCCTTGTGTCTCAGAACAACGCTGGCGCTAGTGATGTAACAACCATTATCGATCTAAACTTCGCTGCCGGTGGAAACTTTACTCATCAGTTATCTACAGGCACATGGGCAGTAGGTGGCAATTTCAGCGCCAGCACATTGCAGGCAAATGCAAATATAACCTCTGGAGGCGGGGCTGCGTTCATCGGTGGCCGTGTGAATATCACGGGAACTAATGACACAACCGAGTGCATTCTCACAGGGTCCACGGCAGCAGGGGCAGGTAACCTATCATCTGCTGTCAGGTTCAACGCTGTAGGCGGCACGGTATCAGCACTAAACTTCGATGTGACTGATCTAAGCGGCACTGTATTCACGCCGCTTGTATTAGATTCTGCCGGTGCTCACGTAACAGGTGCCTTATCTGTGAACGGCTCTACGGGCACTGCCGGAACATTTGTGTTCGGTACTCACACCGTAACAATAGTCGGTGGACTCATCACCAGCGTCACGTAATAAAAGGAGCATCAATGCCTAATCTTCTCGGACTAGCAGGCGCACAGCCACAAAAACAAGTACGCTTCGCTCCAGTCTATACAGGGCGCTGGTCCAGTGGTATTTGGACCAACCGCAGCCCTCTTCGCGATGCGACTACAACTCGCACCGTCGAGAAGTATTACGGCGCAGCCGGGGACGCACTGATCGCGGGCCAAAACGTGGAAATCACGAACAAGCTCACGTTGGCGCGTCGTCCCGGCAACTCCAGTTTCGATAGTAGTAACAGTTGGAACAATGTAGACAGATTCTACAACTTCAGACTGTTCAATCAAACGGTTGAGCAGATCGAAGTTATGGTGGACCAAGCTGACGCTTTGTACTCTCTGTTCAACAGCGTAAAGACAACAGTGTTCACAAAGAGCACAAACGCCGGTCAGTCATACATGCAGTCTGTGGGCAACTCGCTATACTTCGGCAACGGAGTAGATCAGAAGAAGTGGCTTCAGTCGCTCGTTGTATGGGCAGCTAACTTTGATTGGGCCGCGAACTCATATCCACAGTTCACTACATTCTTGATTGACCCGCACGGCAACATCCAGCAGCTTACAACACTCGGCGTATCAGGCAGCACAACTCCTACGTGGAGCACAACGGTACCGAACTCTGGTAACGACTTTCAAGGAGGGTTGACAACTGATGGTAGTGCTGTGTGGACTAATCGCGGCAATCCTGTCGAGGACTGGGGAATTGATGGACCGACAACGGCAGTTACGCCTGTCGTCGGCTCCTCACGCGTTGCATGGACCGCTAACACTTTTTATTCTTTGGTTAGCGTTGTCATTGATAGCAACGGTAATCTTCAGCAAGTAACAACCGCAGGGAAGGCTGGCACAGCGAATCCTACGTGGGCGACTTCGGTCGGTCTCACAACAACGGATGGCACTGCTGTTTGGACAATGATCCAGACCTCAGCATCTCTCGTATGGACAGCGGGTACCGCATACACGAATGGCCAGTTTGTAGTCGGCAATGCGTCAGGTACGAATTGTCTATTCCAACTAACCTCTGGACAGACGGTAAATCTGAATAGCAACGTAGCGGCGTATCGTTACGCAGTCGGCGGTATCAGCGGCGTGGTGCAACTCACTAATCCAACAAGTCTAGGCAGCGCGACAGCCAGCTTCACTACGCTCTCAAGCTTGCAGATGACTGGCTCACCGACCGCCCATGGCGCTACTCAGATATGGAACAACGTCAACGGCGCAGGAACTGTAACGGGCACAACTCAGCCGTTCGGCACTGACGACCACGACTACCAGATGATCGTTCTCGGCAGCTTTCATGTGCCGGTGGCAGGGCAGTACGCCTTCCAGATCACAAGTCATGACGGAGTTCTATGGGGCATCGGCAATGGTGCTCAGCTTGTCTCGGGTACTAACATCAACCCACTGACCGGCGCGGGCTATCCACAGACGATCACACCCAATCAGGGCTATCCTGTTTTCGGAGGTAACAATAACAGATTTGAAGCGGGCGGATTCTCGACAAATAGTTTCGTTGTCAATTTCCCGAACGCCGGTACTTACGGCTATGAGATCGACGCAGCTTATTGGTTCCACTCAGGGCAGCAACTAAACGTAACTTGCAACGGCAACGTAATTCCATTTGGCACTCCGATCAGCGGAGCAACTGAACCAGTGTGGCCTACATACACTACTGCTAACGCTCCGGCGTATGCAACGATAAGTGAGTCTGCTGGACAGTTCATTTGGCAGAACATCGGACCTGCTGTTGACTTCACTTGGAACGCAAGCGTCAACGTAACCTTACCTGACACCACGATCATCGATCCAGCAGGTAATACAGAGGGGCCGTTCCGTACTGGTGTTAGTGGAGCAAGCGCCCCAACATTTGCAACGGGCTTGAATCAGCTAACGCTGGACAATCCTAATCTGATTTGGATCAATCAAGGTCCGGCATCCGCACCGCCTCCGGGCAGTGTGAGCACCTTCAATGGTGGCTGGATTTATACCATCGCTCTTGTCAACACGCTCGACCAGACTATATCGAATGCAGCGCCGCTTTCAATTCCTACAGGCAACTTCATCGGTGCAGCGGGCGTTACGATTCCAGCGGGCAGTGGACTTGATCCTTCGACGATTGACCCGCAAGCAGACTACGTTGCGATATACCGATCTACCGATGGACTGACCGTACCGTTCTTGATTCCTAACGCCAACGGACTTCCGTTCAACACCACAATAAGTCTGAACGAATATCTCACCACGGGATACTTTGACAGCACACCAGATACCAGCTTGAACAACTTGATACAAGCTCCTACCGCAGGGGAGAACACACCTCCAGCAGCGGGCGCAATCAACTTGACGTACCACCTAAGTCGTCTGTGGTATAGCATAGGTAATGTGGTTTATTGGACGAGCGGTCCAGATGCTCCTAGCGGCAACGGAGTCAACGGAACGTCACCACTGAATACGGACACGTTCCCTTCATTGGTCAAGCGTCTCATACCGACTACCAGCGGTCTGATTGTGTTCACCGTCTCTGATACGTTCATCATTCAGGGATCGGGAACTACGAACAGTCCGATCACCTCTGGCATTCCATTGCTTGAAGGTGTTGGTATCAGCAGCTACAACGCTGTCGATGTCAACGGCTCCATCATCGGATTCTTTACGACCGACAGCCAATTTGTCATCATCGATCCATCTTCGGGTGTGTCGTATGCTGGCTTCCCGGTTGGCGATCAGTTCAGACTCAACAACGGCGAAACCGGCACGAACTGGAATCCGGCTAATGTCTACGTGACATGGCACGTTGAAGGTGAGGATCAAGCGTGGTACGTTAGCGACGGTGCAGTAGGATGGTACAGGCTAATGCCCACACCCGCTCCTGAGACCGGATACACATGGTCTCCGTTTGCACAGATCGTAGGCGGTGTAAAAGCCCTTCAAGGTATCGAGACCGCACCGGGAGTGCACAAGTTGCTTCTCGGGCCTACAGGCACAGGGCACATTCTGAATCGCGATCTTTCCTCATCTACGGATGATGGAACGATGTTCGATGCGAGTGCTGTTCTGGGATCGATGGTACTAGCTCAACCGGGCCAAGTCGCAGTCGTCAGCTTCATTACGACTGAGGCAGTACGCATCGGTACTCCAATCGTACTCGGTGTAATTATGGATGAAGCTTTGCCATATTACAAAGGCGCGTTTGACATCCTGAAGTATTCGGTAAACGATCCGCCAACGCTCAAGCAGAGCAAGTCACTAAACGCGCAACGTTTCTACATGTCCGACTCGAAAGAGGAGGCCGCATGTCGTCACATGCAAGTCAAAGTAGACTTCGGCACACAAGCAGTCCAGAACGAACTCCTGACACTAACCGTGTTCGGAGCGTTCATGCAAGAAGCATAATAGGTTCCCGTCCGAGACTATCTCGGGCGGGTTATATTCGTGTTTCAGCAATATTTACTGTGCAGCAAATATAGGAGAGTAATCAATGCCATCGCTTAGGGACTCGATCCAAACGGACATGTCCGGGTATATCCCTGCGACGGCCAGCCCTCAGGCATCATTGCCACCTGTCACCGGATTAGAGCCAACGCTCAACACGATGATTCGTTGCCCATTGCCACCAATCTTTCAAGCATCACCAGACTCTCTCCGTCAGTTCTACCAAGGCGGCAAGGTTCCACAGACCCGCCTGTTATCTGCTGTTACGCAGTCGATAAGCGGCGGTGGCAGTAATAACGGCGGCTCTGTGACCACAGCGGTTGTGACCAGCGGAGGCAGTGTTCCCGGCCCCGCACCAATCGTGGAGAAGCAAGCAGTCATAAAGACTACGGTGCTTGGTCCCGGCGCTCAATTCATCGGCACACTGCCGGACATCGGACGCACCTTTCAACTCTTGACGCTATCATCGAACATCGCGGCCAGAGTTCAGATATACGGTACAGCGTTCGCACAGACAGCAGACTTGTCCCGCGCTCTCGACCAGCCGCCTCCAGCCGGAACTACACAAGGCATCATTACCGATATCGCGCTCGACACAATCCCGATGAACTGGAACTTCCAGAACCGGGTAGGAGCAAACGGCGATGTGCCGCAGAATCCAATAGCGTATATGACGATCACTAATCTCAGCGGCGCAGCCACGGTGATTACAGTGACGCTTCAGTACACACCATTAGAGAGCTAACATGAATCGTGAAATCGTAGGGGGCGGCGGTGCAGTCGTGTACCCGCTCACAGGAGACGTTACATCGACGGCTGGCAATCCATCAGTCACCGTCACCGGTATCCAAAACATCCCAGTGATCGCTTCCTTCCCGACAGACAAGGAAGTCCTTACTTACGACGGCTCTTCAAACACAATGTCGCTTCAGACCCCTGCTCCACAAGTAGAGTTCGAGACGAACGGTACGCCGAACAGCACCCAGACGCTTCTCAATCTAGTAGCCGGTGCAAACATCACACTGACGGAAACTGCTGGTACAGTTCTAATCGATGCAGGCACACTCGGCACTCAGCGCAGTGCGACTACCACCAACGCCAACGGAAGCTTCTGGACATGGACGGATGGAATAATCGAAGCTTGGGGCACCATCTCTCTTGTAGCCACAGGCACAAATAAAACAGGCGGTACGATTTCATTTCCTACTGTGTTCCCATCCGGGTTGCCAAACATTCAAGTCACACTCGTAGGGCTACCGAACTCAGGTACCACAGACAGCACAGCCGCCCAGATACTGAGCTACAACGGTAGCGGCGCAATTGTTGACGCACAGTGCAGCGTACCTACAGGCGGCGGCGGTACGACGTTCAATCAAGTCACAGTGATTCACTGGAGAGCGATAGGTAACTAATGATAACGGACAGACTGATGGAGGATGCTGATCTTCCGTTGCTAGAACTAAGCTTGTCGCAAGATGAGCACCACAAGACTACTACCCCTGAGTTCTTTCAGACTCCGGGCACGATCACAAAGGTCTACGAAGATAGCCACGGCCCTGTACTATTCGCCCGCGCTTCCGTAGCTTTGCGACTTGACATTCAGTACGTCTCGAATGAAGACGTAGAACGTAACAAGGCAGTCATGCTAGACGGCTTTCCAAAGCTAGTCGCTAAGGCCAAAGAGAACGGCTACTCTGAGATCATCTTCAACTCTCAGAGTCGAGCACTCAGACTTTTCGTAAGACGGTACTTCAAGTTTGAAGAGAGTGCTGGCGAGATGAGGTTGATACTTTGAAAATTTACACAAGCATTACATGGGACATCAAAACCGGCGCTATTGACAATTGCGAGTTTTTCGAGTATGATGGTTTAGTGGCACTTGCGTGTGGGGCGTCTTCAGCGCAGAATGATGCTCAAGCTGCACAGGCTTCGTTTTACACTCAAGCGACACAACAGGCTAGCCAAGTGTTTGGCGCTGGATCACAAGTCTATCAGCAGCTTCAGAGCACATTCGCTCCCACAGTGGCGGCAGGACCGGACCAGCAAGGCTTCAGCGCGACAGAGCTTTCCAATCTCAACTCTCAGGCGGTTACGCAGGGCGGTGTCGCCGCACGCAACGCAGAACAAGCGGCTGGCGAGTCCATCGCAGCACAAGGTGGCGGGAATATCGCTGGACTCACGAGCGGTACAAACGCTGGTGTCAAGGCAAACATCGACATCTCAGCAGCCGAGAATACGGCGAACAACTTGTCGCAGATCACAGCCTCGAACTATGCAACCGGTCGGCAGAACTATGACACCGCAGTTGCGGGTCTTGAACAAGCACCAAGCGTATACGGCACGTCTACTGGCGCAACCACCGCTGCAACAGGCGCAGGCGTAGCATCAGCCAACACCGCAAATCAAATCGCCAGTCAGAATCAATCATGGGTACAGGCGGTCACAGGTGCACTTGGCGGCGTAGCAGGCAGCTTCGCATCAGGCGGATTGAGCAACCTCATCGGTAGCGGTAGCGGCGGCAAGAGTACAGGCAGCGCTCCCGGCGAAGGTGAAAGCAACCTCGCATAAGGAAGGAATAAATGGCAGACGAACTAAACGACGGTACCGGCGCAACAGCGTCAACCGATACAGGCGGAACCAACCCGCAAGCAGCAGCGCCAGACAATTCCTCGCTTGACTCTAAAGGAGCCTCGGATAGTCCTGAAGGTTATCACGTTACCTCAACAGACCCAAAGCTTGCATTTCCGGGCGATCAGGCTGCTCAGAGCGGCGCTCAGACCCCTCAGGATGGCTCACAATCGCCTCAGGCGAGGCAGCAACAGCCTTCCAAGCCCGGTAGCACCCCTGATAGCGCTCCACCGCCTCCAGCAGTCCAGAAGGCGATTCAGACTGGCGGATGGACGCACCAAGTTCTCCAAGCCCTCGCGGGCGGGCCTCAGAGCCAGACTACCATCGATCCGAACACCGGCAAGGTGACTCGTCAGGAAGTACCGCTCTCGAACCAACGCCTTGGTATGAGCATCGCTCTCGCGGCGCTGACCGGCGCATTTACCGGCCTCGCAGAAAAAGGACCGGGCGCAGAAGGACGTGCAGCGGCAGGCGGCTTCGAGCAGGCACTCCAGCAGAAGCAGCAACAGAAGAGTGCAGAGGAACAAGAAGCAGCCAAGACGTACGCACGACAGGCCGCTATCGCTCAGACCAACTTCACCATGCATCAGACGGCACAACGTATGGGCCAGCTTGCCTACGATGCTCACAAGCAGTTTGTGGGAGATGCAGCGGGCACCCTATCGAACGTCAAGACTGTCGGCGCGGATTTGGCGAGTGGCGTTCATAGTCGCGACTTGTTGCCTAAGTACAACGTCACAGAAAACAACGCTATACCTGACGGCATAGAGAAGCGCATGGATGATCGTCCCGGCCATGAAGGTGAGCAGGCGACAGATCAGTACGGTCAGCCATTGTGGGATAACACCTACACGGTTGTCGATCCCCAAAAGAAGATCGCGCTCGATGACAAGACCGCGCAGTTCCTTGCAGATCATCATGTCCCCGGATACTTCAATACCGTAGACGGCAAGACAGTTCCCAAGGAATTCAACGGCTCCGCGCAAATAAAGGCCGGACTCGTTATCAATGGTCTCGCGCAAGCGTCGGCCATCCGCACGACTGAAGCACAAATCAATGACCAGCTTTCAAAGCTATCCGGCGATGAAGGCAAAGTGGACGGCAAAGTCTTTGAGGCAAACCTCACACAGGGTCTTCAAGACGGAAGTGTTACACCAAAAGCTTTGCAGACGTTTGCCAAGTATGCTTCCTTACCCTTCGACAAAGCCATCGATCAGATGCGAAAAGATAAGGTCGATCCTGATACCATTGGGCAGATCAATAGCTTAGTACCGGCGTCCGCACAAGACGCACTCGCAAAGAGCCGTTTAGATCGAGAGTCCGCCGATAAAGCACAACGTGATGCAGACGCAGCGCACACCAAGGCAACATCCGCGCTTCCTGACGATCTCAAGAAGCTAGGCATGGAAGAGCAGGTTCGTGGTAAATTTTCATTCGCCAATGCGTTTCAAGCCGAAGCAGGACGTGTATCAGCTAAGAATAAGTATGGTGAGGGTGGCGGCTTAGTCAATCATGAGATGGTCAATAATCCTAAGTTGTCAACAGTTGCCCAAGGCATCGATCCTAATACTCCAGTTGTAAATGGAGTACGCCAGAAGGTTCTAGACAATATGGCAGCAGTTGATCCGGGTCTAGCAGGAGAAGTCAGGGCAATTGGAGAAGGTCGTCAGCTTCAGAGCAAATACGGTCTGGCTAAAGGAGACGGTCAACGTCTCGCGGCGCTAGTCCAGTTGGCTTATCCTGACTACAATCAACCTAAAGCCGAATCATACGAACTGCTTCAGAAACGGTTTACTGCCGGAGATATCAGCGATCAGCTTCGTTCTCTGAATACTACATTCGAGCACGCCAAACGTTCCTACGACAATGCTGGCAGTCTTACAGCATCGGTCCCCGGCACATCCGCACATGCAGACTATGAAGTCGATAAGTCGCAGTTGACGGAAGAGTTGAATCACGCTTATACCAAGGGTGTTCTGCACGATGAACGTCGTAAGGAACTTCAGAACGGTTTGAATAGCGCGATACCATCTGTTCGTCAGAAGGCTGTCAAGGAAAGTCAGTCATTGCTGTCAGACTTTGCGAATGAATTCCAGAACCAGTGGCGCAATGGCAAAGTCACTCCAGCGGCACCTGATGCACCTATCACGTCTCCTGAAGGTCAGTACGCATTCAACGATCTATTCCAAGGCGAGAAGAGAATCAATCGTTACGGAACCGTTGTCGGCCTTGGCAATAACTTCAAGCCGCCTATCGGAGCACTCCCCGGTAAGGATGCAAAGGGCAACGTTGTTGCATACAAACTACGCGACGGTACGTACACCGATCCAAAGGGTAACGAGATTACCCAGTAAGGTAAAATCATGTCACAACCTAAATCGCTTTCCGGCGTAACGTTCGGACCAGATGGCGGGGCGCAAGCTTCCGCCTCTATGTCGAATGTGCCAAGCCAACCGAGTCAGACCCCTCCCACACAGGGGTCATCTCCTTCGACTCCAGCCGCTACACCTCAAGCTGGAGCGCCGAGTTCGTTGGCCGGAGTTTCATTCGATTCGCAACCCGCTCCCGAAACTCATACGCCTAGCGAAGAGGATCAGCCCGGCCTTATCAGCCGTATAGGAGAGACTAGCGGCATTCCAGCCGCAATGAAAATGGTGACCGATCAGGTTAGCCATACTGTCCAAGCTCCTATCGACGCGTACCACGAAGCAGTTGAAGCAGCCAACGCGGGCGATTGGAAAACAGCGACAAAGGCAGCATCGAAGGTTCTCAATGCACCGACGAGCTATGGCATTGATTCTGACAGCCCGATCTACAAGGCGCTGGCGAATCTTGTCATGCAGCCTGTGAACGCTATTGCCGATTCCTACAAAGAAGCACGCAAGAACGGACAAGGTAAAGTAGAAGCCGGTATCTCAGCCGCAGCCAGCACCGTGAATGCAATTCCCAATGATGACGAGCTATCCAAGATGGGTGACCGCATCAGTGGCGATGTAGGTAAGGGCGATATTGCTGGTGTCCTTGGTGACGTTGCAGGCGGATTGGGTACCAGCAATGGTGCAAAGTCTATTCCAGTATTCGGGCCGATGGTAAATCAAGTTGGCGGAAACCTAGACGAAGACCTTCACGCACACAACTATCGTGCAGCGGTGGGCGACGTACTTGGCCCACTGATGACATTTGGGCTTGGAAAGGTTCTCGGCGCTATTGGTGATACGAGCGCCGCCGCTACACCTCCGGGCGGACTTATGTCTGACCTAGCCCCAACGAGTACAAAGATTGCAGGTATCAAAGTTCCGCAGATGTCAGACACCGTGTCCGCACAACGCGCATCAGCACTAGCCTCACAGAAGGCAGCGCAAGATTTCGTAGCGACTAAGGTTCAACCTGCGGCACGCACAGCGCTCCAATCGAACTTCCAGCGGTCGGCACTATCGGATGTGGACACACTACGCGCAGCACAAGGCGCAGACCACACCGGCATTGTACCGCCAAAGCAACCTCTGCTTGACTTGGATAAAGTCGGCAAGTTCATGAAGGACGAAGCACAGGTCACGTACAAGAAACTCGACGCAGCGGCAGCTAGTGATATTGCCGAGTGGAACGATCTAGCAAAGAAAGCCAAAGAGCTAGACGCAGCCGCAACTGCCAAGCAAGACTTTCAGTTCGCCAATAATCCAAGCTCAGGCGCAGCAGTAAAGCCTAAGCCGATTACGGCGGCGCAGGACTCTTTGCCTCCGCAGCCCTTGAAGTTCACAGAGCTTCAGGATCAGTTGCGTCGTGCAGATTCAATTATCAGAAGCAAGAACCCAAGCATCGCACAGGTAGATCGTGAAGCTGCGATAAAGAACTATCCTAAGCTCAAGCAGCAAATGGATGAGTTCATCGCGAAGCACGAAGAGAGTGTGAACCCCGGCGAACTAGATGCGGCAGATCGCGTACGTGCCAAAGCTACACGCTACGGGTGGTTGGCGAATAAAGTACGTACCGCAACCAAAGGTATGGGCGCAGGTATTGATGCAGGCGAGACAGGCAAAGACGTAAAGATTTCGGAGACCACGCTGGACAACATGCCAGCACAGTTCGATAACAAATATGGCTCCGGAGCTTTCGATAAACTTATCGGTCCCGCAGGACGAGCAAATTACAACGCAGTAGTCAAGGCACTACAAGTGCCTGAGACTGGCGGACGTTTGCTTGACTGGATCAATAAACTTCCGCTGCATATCGGCGAAGTAACCACATCGCTTCCAGCGAATGCTATTGTTGACAACCTACTCTTCAATCACGACTTTGCTCAGACGGCCATACGAGCCTTCGACAAACTCCATACGGGTAGAGCAATCGCAGCGCAAGCAGCACGCAGCGCATCACGCGGCGCGGTTGCAGGCGCACCAGTAGGCGCATCCGCAACACAAGCAGCTAAGCCGCAGCCTGACAACAGTCAGACAATGGACGCTGTACAGAAGGCACTGGGCACAAACCCTAATAAGGGGAAGCCGCTAACCGCTCTCACAGATGGAACACCATCGGATAGCTCAACTGCTTCCCCCAGTGAAGGTCTTCCATCCGAAGTCAGCAATGCCGTCAGCACCATTCCGGTTCAGGTCAAACAAGGCGCAGCAATAGCCGACCCTAACAACCGTGGCGCGGGCGTTCCCATTGCTAACGTCGATCAGGGAGCAGGCAACAACACCATCGAAGTAAACAGACCGCAGGACTTTGACGCCGCCCATCAAGGGCACGAACTGACGCACGTATGGCAGAACAACTTGCCACCGTCAGTACAGGCGAAGATTCCTGACGATCCGCAAGACAAGACCGCGTTCGACATCAGCGACGTTGACTCTCTGCGAAAGCAGGGCAAGACACTAGCCGACATTCCGCGAGAGAAAGCTGCAACGATTGTCCAGAAGTTCATCGAAGCAAAACCCGGCTCAGCAACTCGAACGAAGTTGCAACCGTGGGTAGATGATATGGGCAAGACTGCACTCTCCTCAACAATGCCTACCGCACCTGATGCGAAGAAGCTGAACATGCAGCCGCGCCCGCCGCAGCTACCTGACAGTAGTGTTGCCGGGGCGAACGGTAAGACTCCTACGTATGTGACTCCAGCGTATAAGGACAAAGTACCGGGCATGACTCAGCAGGGCAACGTAGACTTGAGTACAAGGCCGAACATCAAGAACAAGGATGGCTCACACAGCAGCGTGTTCTCGATGAGCTTCGGAACAGACAAGGGAGAAGTATTAGTGCCGGGCGTCGGAGACGGTAAGACATATCCGTTACGGCAGCTAACCACTAAGGAAGCTCTCGATCAGTACACGAAGACAAAGAACAACCTTGGAACATTCAAGACTCCCGCAGCGGCTACTGCCTACGCGCACAAGCTTCACATCGACCAGCAGGAAGGCAAGAAATAACCATTACCTCATATACTAGGCAAAGTTGATGTATACGTCACTTTTACCCAGTATATGAGGTGATATTGACGTATAGATCAAGGAGGGCGATGCTTCGCCAAGACGATTACCAAAAATCAAAACTCGTAGATGTCATGTGGCAATACGGGAAGGAGTACGGCGGTCATCTGGCCTCTTGCATTATCGGCTCCTGTCTCATGAACCGTGTACGACGCGGTTGGAGTCCTAACGTAATTACAGCGATCTCCTCACTGTCTAAGTTCGCAGCATCCACTGAAATACCAGAGTTTGAAATTCCCGCGATGTTCGATCCCGCGTTCCTACGGCTTCTCACTGAAGTTGGCGCTATCTATGAAGGAACCCGTGACCACGCGAAAGGCGCGACGTACTGGTGTGACACACGTCGCATCGATACAGCGTTCTTCAAAAACAAGATTCTTGCGGACCCAGATCACAAACGTGTACTGGAGATGAATACTCTTGCTTGTTACACATAAGGACAAGTTATGAAATTAGCTTATATCAAATCTGCCTTCTCGAAAGTCAAGAGCCTGTCGGCGCTGTTACCGCCTCCCCTTCGAGAAGTATTATCGGAAAATGGTGTAGGCTCGTACAGCCGCTATTCTGGATTCCTGATTATCATCGCAACGCTCTGTTGGGTCACGTACCTTGTAATCCACAATAAGGCGTTCCCTGATATGACCGGCCCTACCGCATTCGTCGCCGGAGGCCAAGCACAGTATCTCGCCAATCAGGTCAAGAATGTCGTGGCCGCTTCAAAGGGAACCGCACCTATTGCACCATCTGATCTACCTACGGGGAACAACGATGCAACTCAATCTTGAGGTAGTAACTCACTCCTTGGAGAGCGGCAAGTTTTGGATAACTTTCCTCTCGATGTTCGCCGGATTAGCCATCGGCGGATATAAGACTTTTCAGTGGGTCAAAGGCATTCGGGAAGAAGACTTTCCTGAAGTCAAGACCAGCTTACAGACCGTCTCTCAAAAGATCGAGGACACAAGCGCCGCCCAACTCCGCTCGACCGAGTTTCAAACATCATCCGTAGTCCGAGAGCTTCAAGAGCTTCGTGACGATTTCCGCGCCTACTTCAACCCGCCCGCATCTGTCAAGATGGTACCGGTACGCTCCAAGCCTGCACAGAAGCGTGTGTACAAGAAAGCACCAAAGACCACCAAGAAGAAGAAAGCTGCACCGAGAGCCGTTCTCGCGCCCGCCCGCAAGAAGTAATCTTGTTCACGTATTCTCTCCGTTCACGTAACGTGAACAAAGTACTTGACAAACGGTCGCTTTTAGTGTATTATTAGAACAGACTCAAAGAAGTAGATACCAAATACAGGGGGACAATGGTAGCAATTACCGCCGCAGATATGATTGCGGACATCAAGCGAGTTTATGCAAGCACAGGCGAGGCCAGTCGTCGTAAGTATCTGAGGACAGGGGCTTTCAGTGAGCGTCAGATTCGCAAGTCATTCGGCACCTTCGCCAAGTTCCAAGAAGCTGCTGGAGTTCTAGGCAACACCATCACCCAAGTCTTGAAGGCCGATCCTAAGGGAGAAGAGACCAACGAGTTCACCGGGAACAGATGGAACGCAACGCGCAAGTCCACAAAGCAACTTACGTCTCTTGAAGAGCTTATTGAGTTCTTTGAAGTAGACACGGACGTATGGGATGTTGAGCGATGGAAATGCAACACGTGGGCCATGGCTGGCTTTCCAAAGACAGTCGGCAGTAGTAAGAATTGGTCTCGTGACACCACGGAGCCGATTGTCACTCCGATCTATCAAATATCGGCCACATTCAAGAAAAAGCCTGAATCGATCTTCGCTAAGAACGAAGTCGAAGACATCAAGCGCCGCGCTCTCGCGGAACTTCGGAAGCTCGTAGTCTCTGCATCACCGCGCTCAACCTATCGTGAAACACGTCTTGCGACCGGCAACCTTCTTGAATTGAACGTACCCGACCTCCACGCCGGTAAGCTGGCATGGAATAAGGAGACTGGGTACGGCAACTACGACACGAACATCGCGCTCGATCTTTTCGAGACTGCGATACTCGCTCTGTTGGGGCGCTCGAAGCATATCACGTTCGACCGTATCCTATTCGTCGTAGGTAACGATCTACAACACTCGGACACGATTGGTGGAACGACTACCAGCGGAACGCAACTCGACAACGACAGCCGTTATCACAAGGTCTTCGTCAAGATTCGCGAACGTCTCGTCAAGATCATCAGACAGTACTTGCTTCCGATTGCACCGGTCACGATTGTTGGATGCCCCGGCAACCACGATAAGACGACTTCATGGCACATGGTTGATTCACTGGAGCAACGCTTCTTTGATAATCCAGATGTTGAGGTTCTGAATGATCCTACGGAGTTCAAGGTCTATCAGTGGGGCGAAGTGATGCTGATGTTCGCACACGGCAACACCGGCAAGAAGCCAGACTATCCGTTGACGATGGCGACTCGTTTCAAGGAAGTGTGGGGCAACACAACGTATCGTGAGGCGCACACAGGTCACATTCATCAGACAATGGTTCAGGAGTTCCACGGCGTTCGCGTCAGAACACTTCCTGCATTGTGCGAACCGGATGCATGGCACGCTGCGAATAACTTTGTTGGAAACCTGCGGACGGCGGAAGCTTATGCATGGAACAACAAGACAGGTTTGATAAACCAAGCCTTCTATAACGCAGACTAGACGTTGTACTGCCCAATCTAGGGGCGAACGGCAAAGCCTAGACTTTGAGAGACAGCTTGCCGGGGTCGATAATGATTTCGGGCGGTGAGAGACCAGCCGCCAAGGGATAGCCACGAAGGACACTCATGCCATTTGGTTCGGGCCTACATGCAGCTACCGCAGGGTCAGATAAAAGAGGATGTCAAGAGCCGTGGCTTTCACTAAAGTTAGGAGAGAACTTTGGCGTTACCTACAGATGCAAAAGAACGTAAAGACACACCACTTTTTTCAGGCGTATTGAAATATTTCCCAGACGCACTCGCGTACGTCGCAAAGGTTTCAAAAGCTGGCAATGACCAGCACAACCCCGGCAAGCCGTTGCATTGGTCCCGTGGCAAGTCTGGCGATCACGAAGACTGCGCCGCACGTCACCTTCTGGAGTCTGGTACCGTTGATTCAGACGGCCTTCGTCACAGCGGTAAGCTTGCGTGGCGGGCACTGGCAATACTTCAGCTTGAACTTGAAGCTGAGCGAGAAGTAAAGCCGCTCGTACCTAGCGACAACGTTGCTGATGTGAAGCAGAACGACGAGAATAACAAAGCCTTATTCGCGAAGCAGCTATCGTGCCAGCACAACAGTGCGTACGTACTGAACGGTGATCGATTCTGCACAATTTGCTTAGCGCCGCTCGATAAAGAACCGATCAGGGCCAAAGTCGTATACTGCGGCACAAAGCAGTTCAACGACAGATAGGAGCAACAATGGTAGTCAAATGGTAATTGAAAAAGCAGGCTTCCTGAACGGCACAAAGCCGGGCGCGGACAAACAAGTACTGGAAGAGTTCTTCGGGAATACAAGTCCCGCCTCAGTCACAATCGACGGCAAGACAGTACAGAGCCGATTCAATCCTGTGACTGTTCCCAGTCGCTTCAACCCTGCATGTAAGGAGTAAACATGCCACAACCTCCTCACTCGCGCCCCGTGCGCGTGGAGACCTTCAGAACAGCGAAGGAATTGGAAGACCGTCTGAATGAACTCGCACTCGATCCCGCTAATCGATTCGATTTGAAGTTCATTACAGACAGAGCGGAAAGATACACCGCCGTCTTCATCTATGTACCTAATACAGAACAAGCGTAAGGCAATGGCCCTCCCTAACCGGAGGGCCGCTATTTTCGTCTGGAGGACGAATGCTAATATGAGCGCACCAACCACACCTACCACAACAACACTTACCACGGAGATAGCGAAGGCTGAATCATGGTTGAAGACGCACGAACGGCTTATTATCGTTACACTCGCAATCCTTGCCGGTCTCTATATCGGTACAAAGGTCTTGGACAACGCTGCGACACGCGACCGTGCAGCGGCAACGCAGGCAGCGCAAGTTCTGACTCAACAGCAAGCAGTCAATCAGCAGCTTGCAACACAGATCGCAATCGCGACCAAGAATAATCAAGACCTTGTTCTTCAGCTTACACAGCAGAACGCAATCCTTCAGACGCAGCAGACGCAGCGCACAGTTGTGTTGCAGCAGCAAGTAGCCGTTGACAAGGCACTCCCTATGCCGGACCTAGGCAATCGGTGGACGTATCTTGCCAGCCTGAAGCAAGGCGATCTCGCAGCAACCACAGCCGGGATCACAGTCACGCCACAAGGCGCACTGGATACCGTGACCAAACTCGAACAGCTTCCCGTCGCGCAGTCGAACCTCGAAGACGTGACGAAGCAGCGGGACAACCTCAACACCGAACTTGGTAGCACCACAGACCTCAACAGTAAACTCGTCACGCAGGTAGACGGATTGAAAACAGAAGCAATCGATAAAGACAAGTCCTGCAAAGCAGACATCGCATCAGTCAAGGCAGATGCCCGTAAGGGTAAGCTGAAGTCCTTTCTATACGGAGCGGGCGTAGGGGTTGGTGTGACTCTGGGATTAGTTCTACACGCAGTACTGTAAGGAGTAACACGTTTTGAATAACGAGATGTCCGCTTTCGCCCTAGCCATCATGAACCAGAAGTACGCACACCTGAAGATTGATGGCTCGAAAGAGACGTGGCCGGAGATAGCATACCGAGTCGCGAAGAACGTCCTCGGCGCAGTCCCCGGTAACGAGCAATACGTAGACGCTACCGCCAGACTTATCGCACAACGCAAATTTATCCCCGGAGGCCGATACTTATACGCTTCGGGCAGAGACTTTCATCAAGTACAGAATTGCCTTCTCATGAGAGCAGAAGACTCTCGCGAAGGTTGGGCCGATCACCTTCACAAATGCGCCATGTCGCTCATGACAGGCGCGGGCATCGGGATCGACTACAGTCCCATACGTCCATACGGCTCGATCATCAGGCGCACAGGCGGGTTTGCTACAGGGCCGATAGCCTTGATGCAGATGACCAACGAAGCTGGCCGGGGTATCATGCAAGGCGGCTCACGGCGCTCAGCGATTTGGGCTGGACTCAAATGGTGGCACAGAGACATCTTCGAGTTCATCGCTCTGAAGGATTGGTCACCTGAGGTACGCGCTCTCAAAGAAAAGGATTTCAACTTCCCTGCGATGATGGATGGGACGAACATCTCTGTTCAACTCGATCCAGAATTCATCAAGGCTTTCTACGATCCGAACTACGTCTATCCGATCTGCGGACCAGCAAGTGATCCAGACCGCTACGCGCACGTCACGCACGAATGGGCACAGAAGGTCTACTGGGATACCGTCAAGCGAATGCTCAAGACCGGCGAACCCGGCTTCTCATTCGACTGGGATAACGAGACGCTTCGCAACGCCTGTACAGAGGTCACCTCAGCCACGGACTCGGACATCTGCAACCTAGGGTCCATCAACATGAGCCGTATCGAATCCCTCGCTGAGATGCAGGTTGTAGTCGAGGTTGGCACGCGCTTCTTACTTGCTGGGACGGTCTACAGCGATCTGCCGTACGAAAAGGTAGGGGAAGTACGTACAAAGAACCGGCGACTCGGCCTAGGGCTAATGGGGCTTCACGAATGGCTACTCCAGAGGGGTCTTTCCTATGAACCAAACGACGAACTCAAAGGGTATCTCGAAATCTACGCAACTTCAACAGAAGTGGCGGCGAGGATTGCTGATGCTTGGGGAATTTCTCGACCTGTCAAGACAAGAGCTATTGCGCCAACCGGTACCATCGGAATCATGGCGGAAACAACGACAGGAATAGAACCCATTTTCTGCGTGGCTTACATGCGTCGTTGGCTCAATGGACTAGTCTGGCAATTCAATTACGTGCTCGATCCTACAGCGAAGCGGCTAATCGAATCCGGCATTGATCCAGACAGTATCGAAGACGCCTACACGTTGGCTCAGAATCCTGAACGGCGTATCGCGTTCCAAGCTTGGCTCCAGCAGTACGTGGATCACGCAATCAGTTCGACGCTGAATCTTCCACCGTGGGGATCAGTGCTCAACAACGAAGAGACAGTCAAGCCATTCGGCGACATGCTCATCAAGTACTTGCCAAAGCTCCGGGGGATGACATGCTATCCTGACGGCGCACGCGGCGGGCAACCACTCACCCGAGTCAGCTACCAGACAGCGATGGACTACGAAGGTGAGACGTTTGTCGAAGCAATGGATGTATGTGACCTTACGAAAGGGGGAACATGCGGATCGTAGAGCAAGATTTAGAAATCAGGACGAAAGTCTAACTAAGCGCCTGAGAAGCTATCAGGACCAACAAGAAACCCTCCCTTAGCCGGGAGGGTTCTTTTTTTTGTTTGGTGAGGTGTTAGATGATGTCGCCGCAGCCGGTATCGCTGAGCGCAGCGCCGAACGTAGTGGGAACGAAAGGAGCATCGAGTTGCTCGGACTTGCCGACCCGATACTGCCAGAAGCCACGCACACCTTCTTTGATCTTCTCACTGGCCACAGTGTAGCCAGCCTTCTTGCGGATGTCCCGAAGCTGTGCCGGAAGCGAACCCGTGATCGGAATGCCGGGGTAGTTCTTTTCCAACGTCTCGCGAATGACTTGCTCGGTGCGCCACTTGTTGTCGGCCATCACCACAAGGATACGCCCGATCTGTGTCTTCGGGGTAACCGCCTGAACTGCTGAAACTTCACTCATATTGTTTCTCCTTGCAAAGATGAATCCAATTATAGCATACACGAGGTTCATGTCAAGCCTCATCTACTAAGGCGTCATCACCCTCGAAACCTGTTATCGGGAAGTGCCCTTTATTCACCGCGTCTGCGAAGGCAGCTTCAAAGCTCTTCCACGAAGCCCCGTACCGCTCCTCCACGCGCCCACCAAGAGCCGCAGGAAGGTGTGTAAGCCCTACGCGATATCTAATCCACCCCTTGCCTTCAATGCTCTCAGCAGAGCCATGGTTGCCCCACCAGATCGAGGCTTGCATCTTTGCGTCTTCAAGATTCATTTAGTACCGCCCTTCCCATGGATTCGGAGCACTCTCACGCTTCGTCTTACCCGCACGGTCACTCAATTCACGTTCGATCTCTTCTTCCGTCGCAGGGCGCACACCAGTGTAGAAGGCCGGAGCCTCATCCACATCTGACTGCTTTGTGATAATACGAAACCCAATCTTCTCTCCGTTGGGAGTCATAGCTGATACCCATTTACTCATTTGACCTCCAATTTGCTGCTCCCTTATTTGGCTTTCAACAATTTATCAAACGAACGATCATCTCGACTGATCTTATCTCTAAGAGACTCAGCCCAGCCTTCGCGTATCTCTTGTACCACTTCAGTAGGACTAGCGCCAGACGCAACCAAATCCTCTACCAAAGACCATAGCTTTTCACGAAGGTGTGCGTTCATGCTACTCCCTGCGGGTCCGCCATCTGGCCCGGCTTGTGATATCCAATAGTATCGCACACTTGCCCGACAAATTCAAGTGCCGTATGAGCCACGCGCCCACCTTCTTTGAAGACATCCTTTGACCCGGTGATGTGGTTCATATCCACGTAGAAACGGGCAAGCCTCCACAGCGCATATTCTGCATCCGTGTGCTTGCCCGCCTTAGACTTCGCCGCCAGTAAGTCTGGACCTACCGGGAAGGCAATGATAACAGCCATCTTTGAATCCTCCCAAACTGGGTTAGTTCAACCGCCACGGGAATCCTGCGACGGCGAAAGTGTTGAACCGCGTAAGCCAATGAGTATGAGCTAAGTCTACCACGGATAAGCTTGATCCACTTACCGTGCTTGTAGAAGTATACAGTCTTGATGTGGTTAGTAGTAAGTGGCAAGACGATCCTTCGCGGCGGTCTGCGCCTTCCTGCTCGATCTGAATCCACCTTGAACCCAGTCCACACGACCATTCATGTAGACACGCGCCCAGAACTTGCTCTTGTGGTCGCCATCTCTCCACACTGCGTACGATCCATCAAACATTACTTTCTCCCCCTCAGGACAATAACGATCTGGCAGATAGCAATGACAAACAAAAATTGATTCGTTATCGAGTCACCATGCCACATTTACTTTCTTCCTCTCAGTACGATTCCGATCAGGCATACAGCAGCGATGACAGCCAGTACTTGATTCGTCAGCGTGTCACCGTACCACATTATCGGTCGTCCCCTTCAGACTTGATTGTACCACGAGCGGCTCGATCTGCCAACTTCTCGTTGTTGCCGACCGCAACCTCCTCAAGAGAGTACCCAAGTTCATTGGCACAAGCTGCGACGTACCAGAGCACATCACCCAGTTCCTTCTTGAGCGCCAGACGATCCTCCTCAGGATAGTCCTTCGGATTGAACAGCCCTTTATTGCGCCACAGCTTCTTGATCTTGTCAGCTACTTCACCAGCCTCACCAGCCAGCCCCAAGGCCGGGTAGATGATGTTGCTACCGATAGAAGGATAACTTGCAGTACCAAGAGCTTTCTGATGGTACTGGTTCAACGTAAAGCCTAGGGTCGAATATGATATCGACAAAGGCATGACTGGCTTGCTCACGAACCCTCGTTTTCTAGTTGCTGCGCGATGTCATTGAAGACATCGGAAATCACCTTGCTCGTAGCCTCCATAGCAGGAAGCCCCGGTATCTGGGTAGCGAGAACGAACGTATCATCCGCCTCGTCGTACCGCAAAGTTATTACTGCGTCGTAAACCATTCTTCTCCTTACTTGATGTACTGGTGATAAATCTTGATGACCGAATCCGCCCGGTTCTGCCCTGTACTCCACGTCAGTGATACTTGATTGACGAAGGTGATCGGATCAGTAGCGTTCAGCGCCGCCTTGTAATGCGGATACGTGTTCTGCAACCTGCGAAGAGTCGCCATGCGATCTCCGAACGCTGCCGCCCAATCAGGGTAGACAATCCACGGTGCATCGTACGTGTAGATGTTCTTGCCGTTTCTGGATGCCGCAACAAAGACAGCATTCTTCAGCTTCTTTGATTCCTCCGGCGTGACTTCTTCCTGAGTCGGAAGATACACAGTACTGAAGACCGGTACCGCGTGCTGCTTGGTCCCGAACAGATTGTTGTACCTGAGTGCCAGCGAAGACCCACCAAATATGCCTTGCTTCGCCGACTCTAGAGCCGCCTCACACGCTGCCATCTCCGGAAAGATATGTCCTGAAGATGCAGCCTGTGAGACGGCATTGTGAATAAATGTTTCGTTGCTAAGTCCCATTTCTCTCTTTCTTACGAAGGCAGCTTTACGCCATCCGTATTCTTGGTCCGGCTAAACTTCGCCGGTTTACCGCACGCTGAGCAGCGGAACTTGCCCAACGTCTCACTACCGTACGTCGTCGGATCGCCCGGCTTCACCGTCGATGGACGAAGGACGCGTTTCTTCTTCCCCAGAGCGCTGCAACACTGACTGATGTACAGGTTCACCGGGGTAAACTCTTTTGAGGCCGGGGGCAAATTCGACTTTGAACTTCCTACTTGCTTCTTGTTGAATTTGCGCTTCGCTTTGCTCGGGGATGCGGAAGAACTTCTCTGCCCGCTCTGACGGTCGGATACCCCTGCCGTAGAATTGGGGGAGGAGGAATTGCGGTTCAAACGGGTTGTGCTTTTGACGCCGGAGGTACTGCTCTTCGCGCTCCTTGCGTTCTGCGGCTTGTTGTTGGTGGATTTGCTCGGATTGTTCAACGATTCGCTCATAAGCTCCTATTGCATCTTCTTGCAGTTTGTAAATCTCATCCCGTAGACCCCGGATGCTGGGATAATTCCCTAGTTCGTATCTCGCATGAGGGAAGTGGATGATGTGAATGAGTTCATGAAGTATCCCATCATCTTCAATCGCCGCCTGTGTCCGCGTCGGGTCTTGTAAGACCGTCAACGCCAGCGCACACCCATGGAGACAACCTGCCCAGTCTTCCTTATCGAAAGTCTCAACTGGCTTCTCGCCGGGCTTCCACTTCGCCAGCATGTAGATCGAACCGTTCTTGTTTGCGTCGGTGTAGTAAGCACCTTCAATGTGTGAGTTACTGATGCTGTACGATGCTGGCTTCGAGACGACTCTCATTTCTTCTCCTCAGGGGTGCAATAGCACACACCTAGATCATACTGCCTCCAAGGACAAAAGTCAAGCTCGGACTTGTCGTCCAACCAGAACCCCCAGCTACGCTCCTTCGATCCAGTACGAATCAAAGTCCACGCGGGCTGTCCTCCCGGTACGAGATTACCATCTTCATCATGACGATCTTTCAAGATGACACGATGCTTCCAAGTCGCCGGGCGTTTGAGGATAGTCCACGGCTTGTAGAATACTCGTCGCCTCCAACTACGCGCATCCTTGAAGGGTGAGTCCACCAGCTTCGAGCGAAGGTAGTCATCCTGACTCAACCCTGATTCATCAAACGGCTTCCACGGCGTCTCCTCGAAGTATCCCTCAGTCAGTATCAGGCTCGTGTAAGGCCATGGGTGATCGTGAAGATGAGGGTCTTCGTCGCCGCGATAGAACTTGTGCAGGTAGATACGCGGTTTGAACTCGTTCGGCTTGAAGTCCTTGTTGCGCGGGTAAATGTAGAACCGGCGCAGATAGATATCGTTCGTCCCATCACGGAAGATATCTTGATATGGGAAGAGCATCGTCAGGACAACTTCAATTCCACCCAAGAGCCAAAAGGTTAGGCCGAACGCAAGTATCACGCCAACCATAAGCAGCAGTCCAACTATCATTTCTCTCCTAACGGGCACATCCGATATTTCCCATTGACTTCACCGCCAGACATATCCGTGACGTGGAATACCTCACCATGCAGTCCATTGAATTTGCCGCAGTTGACACACTGATCTTCGTTCAGCATACGAAGGATACCCTTGGCAATCGAGTCACTGAACGCACCTTCGATCTTGATAACCACGTTCGGAAAGGCCAGATTGAACCCTGTCGGCTGCGCCAGAACATAGCTCCCACCACTCACTTGCACGACCTGTGCATTCATCTTCTGTTGACTCACGAAATCACCCCCTCATCGACAAGCCAGAAGTAAAAAGCT